GCAATAGAAGTATTTATGAGCTTTGGTAAATGGATACAGTACCGTTCATCATTCGATGCTAACATGACTCCCGAACTTGTGAAAGCAATTAATAAGTTCCAGGACCTTTACATTTCCGAACATCTAACCAAATAACATGACGGCAGCAGAACAGAAGGAAGCATTAAGGGTATGGAAAGAACATTGTACATCCGTGCAAAGTCAAACAACCGTAAACAAGTCGGAAACTCATGCTCAAAAGTCAGCACGTATTGAATTGGTGCGTAAAGATTACAATGCTTTTGTTGCCTACTATTTTCCGCATTATTGCGTAGACAAAGAGACAGGACTTGTTATTCCAAACGCGAAGTTCCATGTAAAGGCAGCCAATAAGATAAAGGATAATGCAGACATTAAGGCTGTATTTAAGTGGGCACGTGGGCATGCAAAATCGACCCATGTAGACATTATGATTCCGCTTTGGCTAAAATGTCAGAAGAAACGTGAAATTAACGTGATGGTGTTAGTGGGCAAAAGTCAGGATAGTGCAGATACTTTATTGGGTGATGTTCAGGCAGAATTACAGTATAACCAACGGTATATAAATGACTTTGGGAAACAATACAATGCCGGAAGTTGGACAGAAGGTGAATTTGTTACGGTTGATGATTGTGCATTTTTTTCACGTGGACGTGGTCAGTCACCCCGTGGTTTACGATACAAGGAAAACCGACCGGATTATATAGTCATTGATGACTTGGATGATGATGAACTGGTAGAGAATGAAGCCAGGGTAAGCAAGATGACAGATTGGGTAAAAGAAGCCTTGTTCGGTTCTTTTTCTGCCAAAGGCGGTCGCTTTATCATGGTAGGTAATTTAATTGGAAAGAACAGTGTATTGGCTAATATAGCAGCGATCGAAACGGTATATGTACTTCAGGTAAATGTGAGGGACAAAAACGGTGAACCGTCGTGGCCGGAGTACTGGACTGATGAGCGGATCAAGGCGAAGGAACTATTTATGGGGTACCGCTCTTTTCAAAAGGAATATATGAATAACCCCATAACCAAAGGGGCTGTATTTAAAAATGACTGGGTGAGGTGGAAAAAGTTGCCCGCCCTGCATAAATATGAAAGCATCGTTGCCTATTGTGACCCGTCCTTTAAAGGCACCACCAAAAACGACTATAAGGCCATAAAAGTATGGGGCAAAATAGGCACCGAGCTTCATAACATTAAAGCGTTCGTACGTCAGTGTTCAACCTCTGAAATGGTGCGTTGGTTCTATGACTTACATGAATCTATGCCGGAAGGTGTACTATGTGATTATTACATGGAAGCAAACTTCCTTCAGGACATCATTCTCGATGAATTCACCACTGAAGGCAATCTTCGGGGTTATCAGTTACCTATCCGACCGGATCAACGTAAAAAGCCTGACAAGTACCAACGCGTGGAAGCTGTCAGTCCTTTATGGGAACGTGGTTTTGTATGGTACAACGAAGCATTGAAAACCGATCGCGATATGCTAACCGGTATTGAACAGACCCTGAGCTTTGAAAAAGGTTCTCGTACGCACGATGATGCTCCCGATGCCGACGAAGGAGCAATTTATATTCTTCAAAAGCGTACCCGTGCGGAAATCTATTCTCCTTCACTGGGTGCCCGGTCAAATTCAAAAAACACCTGGTAATTGGACAATTTGTCTTAATTCCTGAAATTCGCAATTTAACACACACAAATAAACAGTAATCATCATGCTAAAAATCTTTATCTCTGTCAAACGATTCTTTGAAAATTTAGCCGTTAAACGCGCCGTTAGAAAAGCAAACCGATATTTCGAGCAAACCGGTAATAAATTCTTTGTATTATGGTATAATGGCAAACCCCTGGTTAAGTCAAAGCAGAACCTGAAGGAACTTATAAAAAACAAAACCTTCAAAAAGGGATTAACTATTAACGATATTGAAAAAATGGCTCTTTATTGCACACGGTAACTTTTCAAACCTCAAACTTTTCAAACTAATAAAAGATGTTCCTAACTCAACCCGATTACTCAGCCGTTACCGATGCCGTTACACTCGATGTAATTCAGCAGTCTGACGAAGAAACCCGACAAAAGGCGGAAAAATATGCCATTGAAGAAATCAGTTCTTATCTGCGCAACCGCTTTGATGTAGCCACTGCTTTTGCTGCTACTGATGAAAATAGAAACGCCTGGCTGGTTATGATCACCTGTGATATCACGCTTTATAATCTAATTGCCTGGTTACCCAAAAAGATGGGCTTTGAAATACGCGAAACTCGTTACAAAAGTGCCATTTCAGGGCTTAAAGATGTTCAGTCCGGAAAAGCATCTCCGGAACTTCCACCCTTAACTGATTCTACCGGAACTGACATAGGCAGCGATATAAAGTATGGTTCTTTACCTAAACAACGTAATGACTGGTAACTTCAAACTTTAAACTTTAAACTTCAATCAATAATGAGCTATACTCCCGAAATGCTTCTGGCAATGGATAACGTGAAACAAGAACACGTGAAGTCTATGATTATAGAACTAGCCAACCGTACGCAATATCTGACAAAAAAAGATATTGGAGACTGGCGTGCAGCCTGGCAAATGGCTATTGTGGTAGAACACCCAAGGCGAGCCCGATTGTATGACGTCTATACCGATGTAGATATTGACCTTCATCTTACCGGTGCCGTATCACAGCGTAAAGGGTTTACTCAACGTAAATCGTTTAAACTGGTAGATAAAAAAGCCAAAAAGGAAAATACCGAGATAACCGAGATTTTTGAAACGGAATGGTTTAAAAATTTCATTTCCCTGGCATTAGACTCCCGGTACTGGGGGCACTCATTAATTCAATTTGGAGACATTGTTACCGTTGATGATAAACGGCAGTTTGAAAACACAACCCTTGTTCCGCGTAAACACGTGATGCCTGAATATGGTGTGATTGTAAAAGAAGTTGGCGACCTTCCTAATATGGGTGTGGATTATCGGACCGGTGAACTGGCTACATGGTGTATCGAAGCGGGTAACCCGTTTGATTTAGGGTTGTTTCTGAAACTATCGCCACAGGCTATCAGCAAAAAAAACATGTTGGCTTTTTGGGATGCATTTGGCGAACTCTTTGGAATGCCTATCCGGATCGGGAAGACTACAAGCAGGGATAAAACCGAAATTACAAAAGTTGAAAAAATGCTTGCTGATATGGGTGCCGCTGCCTGGGGTCTTTTCCCTGAAGGCACCGAGATCGAAATAAAGGAAACAACACGGGGTGATGCCTTCAATGTTTATGATAAACGTATTGACCGCGCCAACTCTGAAATGTCCAAAGGTGTATTAAATTCAACCATGACGTTGGACAATGGTAGTTCACGATCACAGAGCGAAGTTCATTTAGAGATTTTGAAAAACGTCATTGAAGCTGATGCCGACTTTATCCGTGACCTTGTCAACAATAAATTGTTGCCCTTTATGATGATGCACGGTTTTCCGGTGAAAGGTTATCGGTTTGACTGGGATGTAAGCATCGACTATAAACCGGAAGAACAACGTGCAATTGAGGACATGTTACTTAAATACGGTTATATCATTGCTCCTGCCTATTTCACTGACAAGTATAATATCCAGATTACAGGTATAAAAGAACCTACAAAAGTAGAACCACCGGTAGAACCCGATCCCCTGGAAGAGAAAGGAAAAAAGACCACCAAACCTAAAACACCGCTCAATTTTTTTCAATAGGCCCTGAATACTATTCAGGGCTAAACAATGCTGTCAATTTACTGTACGGCAAAAATGCAAATCCGGACATCCTGTTTTTTGCAAAAGGGATACCTTCATTCGATCAGGATATTTTTAACCGTGCCATAAAATTCATTCATGATAACGGAACCATCACGCCCGCTATGCTAAAACAAAAGGCACCGCGTGAACTCATCAATGAAATTAACCGGATACTTGATGCAGCCCTTGAAAAAGGCATAGCCACTGCCGCTTTGAAATACGAAGTTCCAAAAACGGTACTGGCAGCATTGAAACAAAATACCTTTGTATTCTCAGGGATGAAAGGGTATCATGAATTAAAACAGGCATCTCTTTTGTTACTGACTGACAAAGGTGAAATCAAACCCTTTGAAACATTCAAATTGGAAGTACAGTCTATTTACGAAGCCTACAATGTCAATTACCTGAATGCTGAGTACAATTTTGCAATCCATTCTGCACAAACCGCCTCTAAATGGCAGGATTTTAAAAAGGATGGTGACCGTTATAACCTTCAGTTCCGAACAGCGGCAGATTCAAAGGTACGCGCTGATCACGCTGCGTTGGCAAATACAACCCTTGCATCCGATGATGTTTTTTGGAGCAAATACGTGCCTCCGTTAGGTTGGAACTGCCGTTGCACAGTTGTCCAGGTGATGAAAGATAAGTACCCGTTATCCGATTCTACGGAATCAATTGATCGTGGATTAACAGCAACTACCAATCTGGACAAAGATGGTGTAAACAAATCGGCCATGTTCCGAACTAACCCCGGAGAAACACTTAACCTATTCCCGGAGAAACATCCATACATGGCACGTGATGGCAGCCCGAAAGAAGTAAAGGATGCACAAAAAATTATTGAGAAGATGGAATAGTAAATGAATAAATAGTAAATATTTTAATGACTGCATCGGAATTAAATAAAAATATTCTCAATGATATGAAAGTCGAACTCCTGGATGAGTTTGACCGGAACTTTGAGCGTAAGGCTTTCTTTTCTGAACGATGGCCACAACGTAAAAGCGAAGGAAAAGGAAGTCTTTTGGTGGTTCGTGGAGGCAGCGGGTTACGCGGTTCTATCCGTGCCAGGGTACAAAATAGCGGTGTTGTTTTTAGTTCCGGACAGCCACATGCACAAATTCATAATGAAGGTGGTGACATCGTTGTTACCGTTCGCATGAAGCGGTTCTTTTGGGCAAAGTATTATGAGCTGAGCGGAAAGGTGAAATTTAAAAAGGATGGAAAAACATCAAAGGGCTCCCTGAAGATAAGTGAAGAAGCTGAATTTTTTAAGATCATGGCATTGATGAAAGTAGGCAGTAAAATACACATTCCAAAACGGCAGTTCATTGGCCACGCTCCGGAAGTTGACAAAGCAGTGAAACGAATTATCGAACATAATTTAAAGAGTCTTGAAACTATATTTAAACAGGGTTTAAAATGAGAAAAAAACTTTATCTATCAATTATCGAACAATTGCGACTGATCCAACTGGATGAACAGGGAAAATACATTACAGCTCTGACACTCGATGATAAAAAATCAGTTATCAAACATCTGGATATTTGGAACAATAACCTTCAGTACATAGAACAGGAACCTCCTTTCCCCACACCCGCCTTGTTTTTACAGTTCCAACCTATCACGTGGGAAATACGTTCAAAGGGTTTACGTGCCGCCGATGTGGCTGTAACATTGCATGTAGTGACTTCCAACATTGCGCCCAGTAATCACAAATCGCAATACGAAACAAAAGCCTTTGAATTTCTTGACCTATTGGATGCCATAAATGCCAACCTGTACGGACTGAAAGGAGACTTCTTTCGAAACCTGGTATCGACAACCTCATCTACTGATCACGACCATGCCGAACTAATTGATAGCCTGGAAACATACAACGTACAGGTGACAGATACATCAGCCGTCAAAGTATTACCAACTACTTATGTTGCACCGGTTGTTACTACCGGATTTATTAATGGGTAAACAGAAAAAAGCCTCGCACAGAAGTGCGAGGCTTTTTTGTAATTCTTATACCCATTCAGTGGTTAGGGGTTTATTCTAACTTTGCATCAAGAACCGTCCAGTTTTCATCTTTACGATAATCATCTTTCCATTTCAGCTTTACTGAGTAACTATTTCGTATCATAGCACCGAATGTATTTTGAGCGTCTACCGAACCTGTTATAATAATTATACTATCTGCACTCACATAATATTTTTGCGTCTCTGATGGAAATTCAGCAGTAGAAGGTGCTTTTAGCAATGCTTTTACAACACTTTCCACTTTGAATTTTGCAGTAAGTTTCAAGTCCGTGGTGTCAATTTTTTTATTATTTTGACTGTAATCACACATTGCAAATATCAATAATGCAACACATGCGATAACTAAAAAACCACCGTAACGATTTCTTTTTGGTAAATCTTTAAATGGAACTCTTTTTTTTTCTGCCGGACTTAACTGTTTAAATTCTTGTGAAGTCATATTGATTTAGTTTAAAGTAAATAATCATTGGCATTAATAACACCTTCTACTGAGCTAAATAAAAGAAACAATAATGATGTCATTTTATTTAATGTATCCAAATCAGGTGTCATACTTCGTATTAGCTGCAACACTCTAAAGTATTTATTCTCATTTGCCATGTTCATATCCCGACACTGAAATAAATCAAGTAATTCATCACGAGTATTTACCCAATCTTCTATAGGATTTCCAATCGTATGTATTTTAATGGTAAAACCATCTTTATTAAATAAGACTGCCATACTTGCATCCTTTCTCAATTAAGTAAATCATGTGTTTTTGCATTGTAAAAAAATAAGAGTTATAAAAAAAAAGAGCCTACATGCTGCAGATTTCCTAACATAACCACATAGGGAAATGATGAAAAATACCAGGCTATGGCTCACATAGGCTCAAGCTCTTTAATTTTGCTCTTACACTATGTATTATATTAAGAAAT